AAGGAGGTAGCTTATGAGGCTGATTAAGGATAATGTGGAGCGGGTTGCAGATGGTGAACAGGCGGACAAGCTGAAAGCCTTGGGGTTCCAGGAAATCGGAAGTACAGCCACGGAAACGGTAGGGTCGGAGGATAAATCTCCTGATAAAATGTCCGTTGCTGAATTAAAGTCCCTGGCAAAGAAAAAGGGGATAGAAGGGGCCGGATCCCTGACCAAGGCGGAATTGCTGGCGGTCCTTAAGGATGTGACCATGGATGACTGACATCGAAATACTGAAAAAACTGACAGGGGAGAGTGATGAGGTATTACTCTCTCTTTTGCTGGATGACGCCACGGCTTTTGTGCTGTCCTATACTGGACGTACAAAGATAGTAACAGGTCTGGAAAAGGCCGTACGTGACTTGGCCGTGATAGCCCTTAACCGGATGGGGACCGAGGGCGAGTCCAGCAGGAGTGGCGGAGGGGAATCATACAGCTTTGATAACGCCCCAAAGCACATTTATGACACACTGGACAGGTACAGGTTGGCACGGATAGGAGGCAGGACGTATGAGGCTAAGACGGAGCAGGCTGGGGACGTACCATCACCGGGCAGCAATACCTAAAAAGGACAGTGAGGGAAGCGCATATACGGAGTATGGACCGGCTGTATCCTTCCAGGCCGAGGAGTGGTCGGCAGGCGGAAAAGTACAGGCTGAGATGTATGGGCAGCGATTGCCTAATATCCGTAACCTTAGAATCCAAGGAACCTATCAGGAAGTACCGGGATCCGGTAAAGTAAGCTATGCAATTGCTGATGGCCCGATCATTACGGCCAATGATGGGATATGCCTGTATGTCTCTGGAGAGGCGGAGCCGGATTATAGGGTAGTTGCTATATACCCTTACCGGTTCCTGACGCTGGAGGTGGAAAAGTTATGATTCAAGGTCAAAAAGAGTTGGAAAGAAAGTTTGCAGCATTGGAGCAGGTTTGTGATCAGCAAATGGAGCGGCTTGTGGGGCAGCAGTCCAAACGCATACAAGCAGAAGCCAAGCTGTTATGTCCCGTCCGACATGGAGAATTGAGAAATAGCATCAAGTCAATGACAGAGAGCATGGATGACAGGATAATTGGGACCATTTACACCAATAAAGCCTACGCTATGTATGTTGAGATGGGTACCGGCCCCAAAGGTGCCGCAAACCATTCAGGGATATCCCCTGTCTCCAATCCAGCGTACACAATGTCTCCCTGGTGGATACATGAGAGCCAGGTGGACAAAGAAGCAGCTGAAGAATATCACTGGTTTTATTTGGATACTCCAGATGGACGGTTTTACCAGTGTACAGGCCAACCGGCGCAGCCATTTATGTATCCTGCCTTAAAGGATAATGAGGACAAGGTAGTGGAGAGGCTGGAGAATGCCCTGAAACGAGAATTAAGAAAGGCGTGTAAGTAATGATCAATGTTAAGGATGAGGTATATGCTGCGCTGCTTACGGTCACAGACAATGTGACGGACTGTTATCCTAAGGACTGGGAGAAGGACTTATCCATTCAGTATATGGA